GATACTGCGGCAACGAATGGGTCATTGATAACCTTCTTCTCACCTTCAGCATCTTCTACCTTTTCGTGCAATTGTGTCTCATCTGCTTTTTTAATGCCAGATGGGAAGTAGTTCTCACGAATTGTCTCTAGCTTCTCTTTGTATTCTTCCTCTGTGGAAAATTCAACACTCTCTGCAAGTGTTTTAATTTTTTCAACTTGAGTTGCTGTTAGTCCTTCGCAAACTTCAATAGCAATTTCGTTTTTAACTGCTTCGACTAGTGCCTTTTTATAATCGACACTACGTTCGATTTCTTCATTTAGTTGTGTTTCTAGTTCCTCAACTTTTGATGCTAGTTCTTCAACTAGATCAACTTTATCTTCTGGAACTGAAATATAATGTTCAGCAAATAGATTGCGTAAACCAACAATGAAATCTTCGGTTAGTTCTGAACGTAGACCTGACTCGATTGCGAGTTCATTATCTGCCATCCACTGTTCAACAACATAACTTAGGTAATCATCAACTTTTTCTGTTAGATCAGATTGAATCTGTTGAACTGCTTCTTCTAACATTGAAGCATAATCAGATTCTAGTTGTTCTTTAATTTGTGAAACACGATCTAAAACTCTTGCTTCGAAAATTGTTGATGCTTTTGCTTTAAACTCTTCTGAAATTTGTTCGTCTGCAAAGATTGAGTCAATATCATTTGAAACGTCTAAACCTTGTTCGACAATAACTTCTTCTTGAGTGTCTTGCTCTTCACCCATGGTTTTTTTACCACCATCTGCTGCGGATGCATCAGATGATTTTGTTTTTGGTGCTTCAGCAGTTTTTGCTGCTTTAGTAGCATCAATTTTATGTGAATCGTCAGTTGGTTTACCATTTTCTGGTGTTGGACCACCTAGATCGACTGAAGTGTCGCCTGGTAGTTTTTCCATTGGCATAGCAGATGCAGATTTCTTACTTCCAGTTAGAATGTCTGCTGCTGCTTCCATTAATTTGCTCTTTGACATTAGGGTTCTCCTTATGATATCTTATTTATAAAATTACAATTTTCGCAAATAGTTTTCGAATAGTTTCAAAGCAACAGACTCTATTTCTTTAGTTGTTGCTTTTCTTATTTGTTGTTTCGCATGATCGAAATCAGATTCGATAAATTTACCATCGATCATCATCCATTCTTTGTTTTCCATAATACCTTGAACGAATGCTCCAGGCGCAGAAGGGTCAGCAACAACATCTGCTGCTGTGGCAAGTCTTAAATCGTCTTGAACCAAATTATAACCTTCTTTAGTTTGTACTAAAGAACCTAATGCTCTAGAAGAAACACCGAGATTAACTTCACTCTCTATCAAATTTTTAACAATTTGACCATATGGTGTTTCTAAAACAAGTGCTTTTCCTCTGAATGTATTACCATCTTCTTCAAGAGATATAATTTTTATACACGCCCTATCTAAATTTATAGATGGTGTATCTGGGTGACCTAACTCACCTAATGCTCTATTAGTTTCAATTAATTCTTTAGTATAACGAGACACTTCTTCACGGAGAGTGTCCATTTTATACATTCTATTGTTACGATTGACGGCATCACCTACAAGAAAAGTACCTTCAATAAAAAGTTTTTTATTTCCATTTTCGGATGCTTCCGTCAAATATTGAACATCATCAATAGTTTCTGTGATTAGTTTCATATTACATACCTATTAGTGCTGGATCATATGTTGCATATTTTGATACTTGCAAAATAAGAGTTCCACCTGAACCAGAATTTGTGATATGAATATTTGCAGTTGGTGTATTTGCAAAAGACATATCGTGATGTGAAAGAGGGAATGTTACGTTACCAACTAATTCTAGAATTAATGATCCATTGGTATCATCACCTCTATATATTGACCAAATACCATCAGTTGTTGCAGATGCATATGATAATGATGCTTCGACAACGGTTTCAGTTGAAGGATTAGCAGACAATGCTGATAACGCAATTGTTGTTGCAGTATTTCCAGTTACTCTAATTACAGATTTAGACCTTAGAGTGTTTATAATTTCATATGCCATTTTACTTTATTCCTAAAGATTTGCGTCTACGCATAGACAATTTTCGTTTTAATAGGGTTCGTCTTAGTTTTGATCGTCTGGTTGTTTTCCAAGACCTTTTTAATAATCTTGCTTTTTTAATTCTTGTTGTTGCTGAAATACGTTTTACAGTATTTCCAGACATTCTATAACCTTTTACTCCAGAGCGTTTTATATTTTTTTGTAGAACTATTCGACCCTTTGAATTTCTACGAATTCTTCGACGAATCTTTTGTATTCGTCCCATTTTTATAATATTTACATTCTTTTTTGCTTCAGATAGATCCTCAACTTCATCAAATCTATCGGTTGCAACATATACTTTTGCTTCAGTTAATCTCTTACTAACAATATCATTTAGGCGATTGAAGATTTCTTCTTTCACCAAGTCCAATCTATTCTCTGATAATAATTTTACTATATTCATTATTTTGAGTGTTTGAATGCGAAATCTGCTGCTTTAACAAAATGATCTGGTGATTTATGAATCATATCTGAAAATTTCTTTTTATTTTCGTCATTCAAAGCATTATGAACTTGTGTGATTGCAGAAGCAGTAAAGTGATCAACTTTTCTTGTATGACCGGAAGCAAATTTTACTCTTTGTGCTTGTTTATCAGAAACAATTTTATGTAAAGTATCCATAACCGCTTCATCTATATTCTCTACATATTCTTCTGCTTGAATATTAACATTCTTTTTTTCATCGACTGTCATTGCGACTGTAAAATATTTGTTGATTTTATTATTGTAATATAAACCAACTTTTGTTCCATCTGTAAACAGTCTAACAGATTTTCTCTTTAGCATTAAAACTGGTGGTGGTTCTGGAGCAACATCAACTACAGACCCTTCATCGATAATTTCAGTTTCTTCTTGAATCGCTCGTTTGGTTTGTGTAAATATTTGTTTATTATTAACAATCAAATCTATCATTTTGTTAAATAAATTCTGAACTATCATTTGATCTGCTCTAGAAAATGTTGGTTTTTCTTCCTTCATCTTTTCTAGAATTTTATGAAGTCTTTGAATCTGTGCTTTATTGGCAAGTCCAGCACGAACAAGTGCATCAAATTTACTGTAATCTGATTTTATTTCTTCTGTTATGGATTTGAATTCTGTTAATGATTTCATCATTCTTCCGTTTGATTTACGGGTTCTTCAATCTGTGGAACTTCCACTCCATTGTACATAGTTTTAGCAATTTCTTGTTTTCTTGATTCCAATGCTTCCATTGCTCTTGTGGATAGAAGAGTGTTCATTGTCACTTTTGCATCAGCAATATCACCAGAATTAAGTTGAGTAATAAAAGTTTGAATATCTGACATAATTAGTTCCTTACATTATTAATATTTATAACATAAAATTTTTATTAGACTTAAATTTTTCAACTTCAGCATCCAATTGTGGAGTTAGTGATTCTTCTTCACCTTCTTCATATGTGTTATCAACTGGTGGGGTTGGTTCGAGTTGTGGTTGTTCTGCCGATATAGATCCACCAATGCCAAGTTGTTCTTCATTTTCAATTTGTTTAGAAATTTCTTCAATAATATCATCTGTTTGATTAAGAATATTTTTTCTAACCCATTCAACAGAGTAATATTTACCGACATAAGGATCTACTACACCAAGAATTGATAGTCTTTCTTTTAGTATTTCAGATTCACGCAGTTCAGCAAAGTTATTATCTTTTACGAAATCAAAGTAAATATCATCTTTAAATTCATCCCATTCTTCACTAGTACAAATTCCTTTCAGAACTAATTGAATTCTTAAAGCATCATCAAATAATTGTGAAAATCTATTGCGAAGTTTTTCAATAAACTGATTAAACTTTACTTCATCTCTAGTAACTTCTGATGATCTACCAAGACCAATCATACCACCTTGTTGTGGTTCCAATCTCGATATAGGAACATTTAATGATTGAAGAAGTTTTTGTTTGAAATATTTTACATCTTCAAGTTCGCCTAGATTTTGACCAGCAGGCAATGTTGTAATTTCTGTGCCCTTACCGCCTTCTCGACGAGGTAACCAGAAATCTTCTAACATTGACATATGTTTACGATCATCTCTTAATTCACCTGTTGATGCATCGTAAACCATTTTATTGCGATACTTTGTCATAATATCGCGAAGATATTGTTCTGCTTTACCTTTTGGTAAATTACCAACGTCGATATAAAAAATTCTACGTTCTGGTGCTCTAGATAATCTGTAGATTACAATTGCATCTTCAATCATTCTTAATTGATTAAGAGGTTTGATCGCTTTGTGAAGATACGAAATTGCAAAATTATTTTTCGGATCCATTAGACCAGATGTTATATTCAAAACAGATTCTTTTGAAATTTTTATTCCAGGACTTGAATTTGTAACACCTTGACTTGCATTTTGATTAAGTTTATCAACATACACATAATATTCTGTAATTGATTTTATTATCTGTGCGCCAGTTTTTGGGTCTTTATCTTTTAAAATTTCGCGAACTTTTTTAATTTTTCTTGGATCGATATATCTAAGTTCTTTAATCCCATCTCTTGGTCTGGTTTCGTCGATGACAATATGATAATAAATTCTTCCGTCAATATACCAGCGTTTGAAAATATCATCACATAAATTGCTGAAATTCAACATTTTCAGAATATTTTTAAATTCGTCAG